GGAAATTGCATGGATTTTCCACTGAAAGACTTTTGGACGTAATCAATTGTGCAAATGAGTTTGTAGGACAAGCGAACCGTGGCGAAAGAAGCTTTATGAGCATGATTGAGGAATTGGAATCTGAAACAGATGTAAGAATCCCAGATTTGAATAAGGGACTTGTTAAAAAATTTGGTAAATAAAATATGATGATAAAAAGAGTATCACTAAATAAATGGTATGATTATCCAACCGATTATCGTACGGTAGTCGGTCTGCGAGAATGAGAGGAATGAAATGAAGAAAATAGTATGTTTAATCTTAATTTGCATTTTCTTGACTGGTTGTTCCAAAAATGTTTCGTACAAGAACCGTGATTTACAAGAAGAAATCACATATACCTATGAAGATGTAGACGCAATTATCACTTACATAGATATGCGAAAATGGTTTGTCATTTGTCCTCGCTGGCAGTGGGAGATATCGGTTGAATATGACGGGCTGACTTATGAAGAAGATAGCTTTGCGAATGGAGCAATGAATAGACCGAGTTTTTCAGACAGTCAAAAGGGTGATTCGATAAGAGTTCAATTAGCAAACAAATATGTGAACGGAGAACTGATAGACCGGTATATATCGAAAATTAAATAGGGAGAAAATATAAGCGTGGAAAGTGAGGACGCAATGACAGAACAGGAAAAGAAGGAACTTCTGGATGAACTGGAAAAGCGCATTGACGAAAAATACAAAGGTTGTCTTACCAGAGAAGATGTTGCAACCACATTAAAAGCACCGAGAGAAAAGTGGTTCAGAGACGAGAATGGGAACGGAAGAAGTTCTCTGATGATGGATGCTTTTGATTCATCTATTATCTCGTGGCAAGTCTGGGAAACAATCAGAAAGTTGACTTGCGTTATATGTGGTAAGCAGTATGTCAGACAGCTTGCAAATGTAGAAAATGCGGATGAGATTGCAGAGAAACTTTGCCAGTTTGTTTATGACTTGAAGATGGATTTTAAGAAACAGGAGGACACAAAATGTTAATCAGAAGTCAGGATAAAACAGCACTGGTAAAGTTTGAAAACATTGTAATCAATCTGAAACTCCCAGATTCATTGAATATTATATGTTGGAGTTTGCAGGATGCACAGAGAAGTGGAGGATATTTTATTTTAGGAAGATATTCCACAAAAGAAAAAGCCATGAAGGTACTGGATATGATTCAGGAATCCTATGAAGAATATAAAATTAATTGTACTTTTTTGACAGGATTTACAGGACATCGAGCAATTGTAGAATCAGGCGATATTCACGTCAATGGTTTCAAAGAACTTGTAAAAAGTTTTAAAAAGAATACGTTCTTTCAGATGCCAGCAGATAGCGAGGTGAAGGTATGAGATACAGAAAGAAACCAGTTGTAATTGATGCAGTACAGTGGACTGGTACAAATCATCGAGGAAGGTTCCGGGCGGATTAGTAATCAAGACGCTAGAGGGTGAACATCTTGCAAACATTGGTGATTACATCATCAAAGGTGTCCACGGTGAATTTTATCCATGTAAACCAGATATATTCAGAGAAACTTATGAGGAGGTGGAAGCATGAGCAGAGTACGAACCAGATTAAAACAATACAAAACTGAGATAGAAAATAAATCACAGTATAAGCATGGGCTTCCAGGGAGTGCGCTGGATATCGTAAATAGTCTTCTGGACGATCTGGAACAGGACGAGAAAGAAAATGGGTGGATTCCGGTAAAATATCATCAGATATCAGAAAAAGAACGTGCGGAAGAATCCATATCAACTGATATACAGTATATGCTTGACTGCAAAATGCCAGATGACGGACAAGAAATATTGGTTACTAACGGAGAAACAACATGGCAAGATACAAGCTTTATTGATTGTGACGGATATTATCTTGATAGCAATTATGATTGGATTGAGATTACGGCATGGCGACCACTTCCAGAGCCATACAAGGAGGGCTGAGGAATGCGGTTAATCGACACAGATAAATTAAAAAAAGATATACTGCTTCAAAATATCTTAGGAGAACCAATACAGAAGATTATAGACAGATATATACATATTGTTGACGAGCAGCCGACAGCTTTTGATGTGGATAAGGTTGTGGAACAATTAGAGAATTATTTATTTGAAAAATATTGCATAGAAGAAGATACAATAATTGATGAAATTATAAAAGGCGGTGAAACTGAATGAGTAGACTGATTGATGCTGACGAATTAATTAAATACATCAAAATTTGGGAAATTGGAACAAGTATTAGTTCCGACCAGAAAGAGTTTATTGATTGTGTCAATGAGCAACCGACAGCTTTTGATGTGGATAAGGCTATTAGCGAATTGGAAAGAGATAAATTCATTGAATCAGAATGTATTTTATCTGATGTGCATCAAGGATACAATGCTGGACTGAGCAGGGCAATCGAAATCGTGAAAGGCGGTGGAGTTGAATGAGCAAATCAGTATTAGTGATTGACACGCCAGAAAATTGTTATGGCTGCCCGTTCGGAACTGAATATTGTGGAAATCTTGAATATGAGGGATGCTGTGAATTAGCTGACTGTTTATATTATGATGTAATTCTGATGACAGAAGAACATTATGATTGTGAAAGTAAATCAAGACCAGACTGGTGTCCGCTTATGGATTTGCCAGAAAAAGACAATGGAGATTATCCGGCTAATACGTCTGATTCTGGCTTTGCAGAGGGCTGGAATCAGTGTATTGATGAGATTACAGGAGGAAATTATGATGATTGATTTAACTGGAAAAAGCGTATTCGTAAAAACGCAGGAAGAGTATTTGAAAGTTCTGAAAATGGCAAAATTACAGGGATTTAAGTGGATAGGAGAAAATCATTTAAATGCACTGAATATTCCGATTCCGAATATGTTAAAATTTTACGATGACAAAAATGTAACTTATTACAGTGATGATAAGCCCTTGTATGAAGCATCCGAAATTGTTGTGTGCGAAGAAAAGATTAAGGAAGCAATAGCTCACGTTAAGTATTTTGCTGACAATAAATATAGAATGTCATTAACAGATAAAGTTATTGAATCAATGTTATTACTTGCAAATACAGTAGAAAGTCAATTGGAAGAGGTGAAGTAGATGGAGAGATTAACAAAAAGAGATTTTTCAAGAATCACATATAACGAACGCCGAAGCATTATGTGCAGTTCATATTGCGATAATTGCTCACAGGGTGCAGGAAATTGCAAAACAGTAAAGAATATGATTAAAAAACTCGCCACTTATGAAGACTTAGAAGAACAGGGCTTGCTTGTGAGATTACCGTGTAAAGTCGGAGATACGGTATATGTTCCAACAAGAAATTTTGTTTCAGAATTGAGAATCACGATGGTTTCAGTTAATATGCACGGAACCTATTTTAGTTGGATGTTAAATAGTGGAATCTATCCCAACTTGGACGGATTTTCAGTAAACAAACTTGGCAAAACCGTATTCCTTACCCGTGAAGAAGCCGAGAAGAAGTTGGATGAGATAAAGAATGCATAGACATCAATGGATTAAATACCATCACCACAGAAGAGGATGGGTGTACAAATGTATTATTTGTGGAAAATTATGTAATGGAAGGTGAAAAAAAGTGGACGTTAAAGAAGCAAAAGATATATTATCCGATATGAGAGACCAGCATTTATGTTTCTTGGGAGATTCAGAAATCAAAGATGAATGGCAGAAGAACTATCTCAAAGAAGCATGGGCGTGTGATTCTGGAGCAAAGGCTCTTGCCGGATTAATCACAGGGATAAAGATTAATAAAGGTGTTATCGCAGAAAGTATTTTGCGCTACGGCAGAAATAATCAAACACGGTTTGCATGGAAGAATGCGCAGAGCTTATCCAAGCAATCAGTAAGGCAAAGCGCGGAAAAATCAACCGTGATAACATGATAGAAGAAATTGCAGATGTGTTGATCTGCATCGAAATGTTAAAGCAAATGTACATGATTTCCGATGAAAAAATCAATAAGTGGATTGAGAAGAAACAGGCGAGAGAGGTAAAAAGAATTAGTCAAAAAGAATTATTATAGCTGCATCGTCAAAACAATTGTATGGATTTTAGCCGCTGTTACTGTGTCTATTAGAATTTATTACATTGAAAACGCATTGTGCTTATGTGCATTTTGGATTCTATTTATAGTCTGTTCATACTATCAAAAATAACAATCTGGAGGCGAAAATATGAAAATTCCAAAAAGGCGAAAATTATCAAAAGAAGAGCGCATGAAAGTATATGAAAAATGCAAAGGGTATTGCGCTTACTGTGGTTGCGCATTGGAATATAAAGATATGCAAGTAGACCACGTAAATCCTATACGTTGTGGCGGAGAGGACGATATTTCTAATATGCTTCCTGCGTGTCGCTCTTGCAATCATTACAAATCAGCTTTAAAACCAGAAGAATTTAGAAAATATCTTTCTGGGATTCCAAAAAGACTTATGAGGGATAGCATTCCGTTTCAAGTAGGAGAAAGGTTTGGAATTGTTAGAATTGTTACAGATGATGTGACTTTTTATTATGAAAAAATCAAAAATAGAAATAGAAATAGGGAGGACTAATCATGAACAAGAAAGAAATCGCAGAGATCAAGAAACAGTTTACACCAGCAAATTGTTCCATTACACGTATTTGTGGTTGTTATGTGGATGCAGAAAAAAATAAGAAAACCAAAATTAAAGAAGCATTCCTTTCTCTTCCAGAGGAAGAAATGTTTAAGTATTTTGACATTTTCAAGAAAACTATGTCTGGCAGACTTGGAAAAAATCTTATGAACCTTGATTTTCCATTATCACAGGAAAAAGAAGGCGGAACGCAGGAATTTCTTATGCGGATCAGAGCAAGCAAACTTAAAGACGATGAGCTTTTGGATGAGTTCTACGACAAAGTAATTGAAAACTATGACTATCCAGAAAATTACTACATAG